GCTGGCGTCCGGGATTGGATAACTACCCGACCCCTTGCCTTCACGCCCCTCGCCACGGCCCGGCGCCGCGAAATCCTTCGACGGCAGGCGATCGCGTTCCGCCGTGTCGAGATGTCCGCTCGGTTTGCGCCACCCCTTAGTCACGGGCGCGGTCCTTCGGCTTTGATCCATAGCGTTGATTGGCACGTTTGTCCGCCTCGCTGAAGTCCTGGCCCACGGATTGAGGTATCCCCGCTTTCCTCGCGAACGCGGGGTCGTGGGCTACTGCCTCCATCAATCGATGTTGAGCCGGGGACTTCGAGGGCAATTCATCACCCGATGCGCAGGAAGTTGTAGACGCTCGTATCGCCGGCGGCGGCCTTGACCGTCCAGCCCGTCCCCACCGTGATCGTCGCCTCATAGGGCTTGCCGGCGGGCGTGCCGCCCACGGTCAGCAGGGTATAGATGATGACCGAAGCCGCCGTGACGCCGGTGTCGGCCACGGTGACGGCGGTCGCCCCGTTGGCCGTGAACGTGCCGACGTTGAGGACGGCGAAAGAGTCCGACGGATATCCGCTCGAACCGGCCAGCGGCGGAACCAGCATGAACCCCGCGCCGGCGGCGATGGCGGTATTGGGAACGGCGGCCATGATCAGTGATCCCTAGTTGAACGAAATGGCGAATTGCGGCGTGCCGCCGGTCGGAACCGCCGAAACGACGATGCCATTGAGACACGGAAATTGCAGCGTGATCACAGTGCCCACCGCGATGGTCCCGGCCGTGGTATAAATCTGGTTTGCCGTCGTAGCCCCCGCGACCGTCAGGCTGTCGTTGATCGTCAACGCGCCGCCGGTTCCCACCACGCCAAGCACGATGATCTTGCAGATGCGGCCCGGCGCGGCCTTGATCACCGACGCGGCGGTGACATTGGTGGCGCCCGAGTTGCCGCCATCGGCAACCTGATTGGTCCCGGTCGGGTCCCTGATGTCGCTGCCGTAGCCCCCAACGAGGGAAAATTGCGCCAGCGAACCAATAACAGCGGCCATGGTCTAAGCTCCTCTACGCCGCTTCGCCGACAAAGACCGGCCCTTGCGGCTGTTGCACAATGCCCGGCTGTTTCGCCATGGGCTTGCCGCGCGTCTCAATTCCGGACGTTCCAAGAACCCGCTTGGGCGTCATGTCCCGCAGCGGACCCTCGATCACCTGGATATCCTCGGCGCCCGTGCGGACCAGGGCCTGCTCGGGAATGGCCGTACCGCCGCGCGCTTCCGCCGCCGCCTTGGCAAGCAGCTGATCAACCGTCACCGGCTTGCCGACCCATTGGCGGTAGGCCGCGTAGATGATGGCCGCCGCTTCGTTCTGAGGCTGGAAGGTCTCGCCCGGAGCGCCGAGCCAGTTGATTTCCTGGCCGGAGTCATACAGCACCGGCCCGGCCGCCGATGGCCCATTGAAGGTATCAGTCAGCAGATACTTCGGCCACTCGCCACCGGCGCGAGCCCGCGACTTCGCCGTCTCGATCTCCGACCACATCCGCGCCTCGCCTTCGCGGCGGGACTGAATCTCGTCGGCGGTCAGGGGCTTCATGTAGCCCGGACGTTGCTCGTCCTTGGCGCTCAAAGACCGCTCGATACGCTCAAGCAGGGCGGAATATTCGGGACTGAAGCTGCCGCTCGACGGCGCCGACACGGCCAGACGCTGAGCTACCGCCGCATCGACGATCTTGGCGAACGACGGATGGTTCAGCAACGCCGTGAAATCGAGCGCGGGGCCTTCCGACTTGGCGGGCGCGTCGTCATCCACGCCAATGCCTAGCGTGGCGTCGTCGTCTTCGATGCTCGGTCCTTGTGGGGTCACGCGATCCGCTTTCTTGACGTAGGCCATGATCAGTAGTTCGGCGGGTAGAACGACACGTCGTCAATGCCGGTCAACAGCGCGGCGGTGATATTGCCCGCCGTCATCGGGCCGGTGGCGACCACGTAGTTGAGCCGGTAGAAACGCGGGAAACCCTGCCCTTGGTAGCGCGTCGGCACGGTGTAGGAAACCAGCGGCCGGCCGGGAGTCCCGGAGAGCAACAAAGCCACCGCGATGGCGTCGGTCTGGACGATGGTGTCCCACGTTCCCGGAGAGCCGGAACCGTTGTCGATGGCCGCCTGAAGCTGGACCGTCAGTGTCGCCGAACCGCCGGCGGTGAAGGTCGTCGAAACCCACACACCCAGTTGCGGCGCCGAGGTCAGCGGGCCACCACCACCAAGATCCTGCCCGAATACCGAAGGCGTTCCAAAGCGGTTGGTGACGGCCACGCCGACGCCAAGGCCGGCGGTGTCGTAGGTGAAGGTCGATGGCGCGGTGACCGTGACGGCCTGGGCGCTCGACAGGATGGAAGAAACGTCGATCTGCATGGTCGATCCTTCAGGTCACGGCGGCTTCGGTGGACGTTTGGACGTCCATGATTCTGATCGGGATGTTGCGGTAGGTTTCGGCCGGCATCCCCGCGAAATCATGCATGCCGATCAGCACGTTCTTGTCGCGGATGATCTGGATGTCCATGAATTTCCGCACGGTGCGGTTGGTGTAGAAGGCCGGCCTGACCACCAGTCCCTCCTCGCTCTTGGCGTCGGTGGCGGTGACGTTGCTTTGCTGCCGGCCCATCTTGGGCATCCGCAGCAGCATCTCGCTCATGCCCGAGGCGAAGATGTCGAAAGGCGCCGGGCCACCGAGTCCCGCGCTCGTCACGTCCAGGTTGCACAGACGGTTGACCCAGCGCCAGTCGGCGATGCACAGCCCCGCCATCTGCGTGAAGTAGGTCAGCTTGGCCGGGTAGGGGTTGCCCACGTTGTCGTAGGCCACTTCGGTGTTGTTCAGCGGACGAACCGTCAAACCGGCCTTGGCGCCCTTGGGGTAGCACATGAACACCGTGCGCGGATTCCAGCCAATCAGCCACACCGAGGCGTTGTTCGAGCCGACACCACCGCCGTTGAACATGTTCGCGGCATTCTGCGCCGTCGATGTTTCGAGAGTGTTGAAGTAGGGCGCGAAGCCGGTGAATTGGGCGATGTTGGCGGCGCTGTTGCCGTAGATCGCCGTGGAGGCCATCGTCTGCGACATGCCCTCCACGAAGGCATTGTCTTCCTCGTACCGCGCCTTGTTCGGATTGGCGGACTTTTCAAGGATGCGCTCGTCGATCACCGAGACGGCGGTCAGTTCGCCGCAGTTGATCCGGCCCTGCGCGGCGGTCGACTTCGACATCGCCGTGCCCTGGTTCAGGTAGCGCCACGTACCGGCGGGCAGTCCCGTGCGAACCGTGAAGATGTGGCCGGTGTCGGTGTTGCCCTCTTTCCAGACCATATCGTCATAGATTTCATTGGCCTGAGAGAGCAGTTCGGCGATGTCCGACGCACTGCCGTCCGGGTCGGTCCGGCGGGCCATGTCCATCAGGGTAAAGGGGGCGCCAGTCGCCATGATCTATCCTCTTACGTTCTTTGGCCGCTGTAGCGGTTGTCCCACGGAGCCCCGCCGCCACCCTTGCGGGGAACAGCC